CGTAACGATGGTGATCGTCTGGGAGAAGGAACCCTGCGATTCTGGTCGCGTGAAGATGATCGTGAAGGATATGATGAAATTGAAAAGAACAATGTGGATCGTCTTGTGAATTCCGCAAGAAGCTGTACGGAGCACGATGTTGCGGCAGTTATTTATGCGAGATTTCGTGATAACTACAAGTGTTCTGATTTCAAGAACAATATTTGGTATCGTTGGACGGGTCACATTTGGAGAGAGACTGACTCCGGTGTTGATCTTCTCATGAAACTTTCTAAGCAAGTAGCGGATATCTTCTTTAAGAAAACGGCTACACTCATGCAGGAAATGAGTCAGAGAGAACTTACGGAATGTACTGGAGAAAAGGAAGGAAAGAAGGATTGTAGTGTTTGCGATTATTGCAAATTAAACACTGAAAAGGACGATTATCTTCATGTATTCAATCAGCTGAAGAGGACTGCGTTCAAGTCTAACGTTATGAAAGAATGCCGTGAGCTCTTCTTCGATGAAGAATTCACAAAGAAAGTAGATTCAAACAAAGACCTGATCGCGTTCAACAATGGTGTTCTAGACATGACAACTCCTGAATTTGTTTTCAGAGATGGCAAGCCAGAAGACTATATATCATTTAGTACTGGAATTGATTATGATCAGAATCGTCCGTATTACGAATATCCTGCATGGCCTGAAGTTGAAATGTTTATTAAAAAGGTTCTTCCGGACAAGGAAGTTCGCGAGTATTTCCTAAAGCATTTGGCTACAAACATTCTTGGTGGTAATACTGCACAGAAATTCCACATTCTAACTGGATCTGGTTCAAATGGTAAGTCGATGATTATGAACCTTCTTTCGAAAGCTCTTGGAGATTATGCTTGTACTGTACCGATTTCACTCTTTACCCAAAAGAGAAAAAGTTCAGGTTCAGCAGCTCCAGAAGTTGCACGACTCAAAGGTCGTCGATTTGTAACCATGCAGGAACCTGATGAATCAATTGCTCTGAATACTGGACTTATGAAGGAAATCACATCGTGTGAAAAAGTGTATGCTCGTGATCTCTTCAAGTCTGGTTCAGAGTTTGAAATTCAGGCAAAGTTCCATCTTGCATGCAATGAGAAGCCGAAGATTAATACGACGGATGGGGGTACCTGGAGACGTCTTGTTGTAATCAACTTTACGTCAAAGTTCGTACCCACACCTGTAGCTGCCAATGAATTTCCTCTCGACGAATCAATTCAGTTTAGTGTGAATACTATTGAATGGGCAACGCCGTTCCTAGCGTACCTTGTTCAACTTCTCAAAGAAGGAAAGGGTCTACGCAAACTCCCAGCTCCTCCCAAAGTTTTGGAGTATACCTCGGAGTACCGCAATGAGAATGACGGTATTGCGAAGTTTATGAGTGAGAAGATTCTACCACTTGAAGAAGGTGATGACATTGTACAAATTGATAAAGCAACTCTTCGTCGCGTGTTCAAGCAATGGAGAGATGAAAATGATCAGCGTACACTCCAAGTCGCAGAATTGGAAAAGCGAATGGAATCACAATTTGGAAAACTACCTAGAGGAGGATGGACAAACTTTAAAATTGATGTTTAATGTTTACGACGGCGCTGAGTTTTCTTAGATTTTTTACCGCGACGAGTCTTACGAGCACCGCGCTTTCCACCTGTAGTTGTCGTGCCGGGAGTTTCTGAAGCAACCCCAGGAGGGTTTACATTGCTTAATCCAGTTGCATCAACAGCCTGCTGAGCAGGACCCTGAATAGCAGCCTTTGCATTTTCATAAGCTTGCTTCGCTCCCTCTCCGATAGAGTTTAGGAAGTCCATCTTTGTTAGAATAAACTATTTTACTTGCGCATACCTCCCATCGGGGCATATTCACGAATGTAAGGAAGAGTGAGATATACCGCAAGATATGCAATGACAAGGTTGATCGTAGCACCAATTACGTCACCAATGTTGAGCTTTACGGGGCCAATTTGGATAGTAATCTTTTCAACAGACTGCTGAGCCGTAGGGAAAAGTGCACCAATGAAAGGTGCAATCAGATCGCGAGAGATAGACCCAAAGAAATCCTTGAGAGCAGAACCGATATAGAACGCAACGGCGAACTGTGTGATAACTCCAGTGGTAGACATTTTATACTGCGATTAGATTCTTTTTGGGTATAAATGTAATGGACACCAGATTCTGGGGGCCCAGTGGATGGCAACTCATCCACTTAATCGCATTTCGATCTCCGCATCCACAGGAGTTTCTTTTGATGATAAAAGACATTTTACCGTGTCGCTTTTGTCGTGAAAGCACTACTCAATTTACGAAAGAACTCCCTATGATGAAAGATACTGGACGATGGAGTTATGAACTTCATAACAAAGTGAATCACAAATTGCGAACTCAGTGCAAAGACGATCCTGCTGTAATTAATCCAGGAGAGAATCCGAGTTTTGAGGAAGTGAAGCAAAAATACATGTCTCTAAAACCAACTTCTGTACCTGGTCGTGATTTTTTGTTCTCTATTGCAGTAAACTATCCTGACAAACCTGATGAAACTCAAATGGCAACTCAGCGTACGTTTATTCACAAATTAGCAGAAGTCTATCCGTTTGAGAATATGCGATCCAAGTTTCAGGAATATTTGGAAAACAACGAAGTTGCTCTTCAATCACAAAAATCCTACATGCGATGGATGTATGGATTGCTGAATGAGTTAGCAAGTGTAATCAAGGCGCAAATGCCGACATATCGCGGATATGTTAATCGAGTAATGTATTTCAAATCAGGGTGTCAAAAAAAGACGTATCGTGGAAAGACGTGTAGACGGTTACCAAACGGAGCCAGAACAAAAAATCGCGATCATCGCAGAACGTTCCGAATAACTAGAGAAACGCTTCTTTAATTTTCAGTTTTAGCAAAGCTGGATATCACCTAAAAACAATTCGCGATATGCATTTTCATTGCGAACACAGTCTTTCCGAACAGGAGCAATTTGCCTGTACTTACATTCATAAAGCCGAACACCGTCTTCTGTAACAATCGTGGGTTTATCTGTAGCACCAACTAATTCAAATGAAGTAATTGTTGCACAATTAACGATATCAAGTGAATACGGTGATTTTGTAATACTATCATCATGCCTAATATAATTATGGGTTGTATGTCCAACAACCAAATACTTGCGTCTTTCGACACCTAATTTATCAGCAAGCCAATCTTCTAGAGGTGTTAAAATGTTACAGTTAATGCACATTTATAGTAAAAATCCATTCACTGTATAAACGATATTACTCATCGGTGTACGCAAACAAAGCAAGTGAGAATATTGAGAACAGAACTGCTAACCAGCGAAGACCTTTAATAGATTCTTTAAAATAAAAAACACCAACTAATGTGACAAGTACGTCAGAAGTCAAATCCCAAATTAAGTTCATAGCTGTCAACGATTCATAATTCAATGACTTAAAAAAGATATACGGTTCAAATGCGTACAGTCCAGTTGCCAGAGGTAACGCAGTTCCATACGATATTTTACCTTTGATAGATAGCTTTCCGAGGCTCATCATAAATACGTCAAAGATTGCCATACAAACACCGAAAACAATTGGAAGGAACGAAAAATGTCCTACCTTCCAATTTATAGATCCAATTAGTGTATCTACAAAATCTTTCATTGTTTAGTTCTCTGTTTTTCTTTCAGAGCTTCTACAGAACGAATGTGTTTTTGAGAATACTTTCCATTCAATCCTTGTCCTTTTTCTTTTTGGTCTTTCTTTTTCTCACGACGAGTAGAAGGTTCCATGTATTACAATGTAAAAAGTATCTTTCTTCTTAAATTCGTTTTATCGGCACGTGAACGTTACGACTGCTCCACTCTCGTGGACAGCAGTGCTTCCGGGACATCCTTCCCACAGACCATCTGCGAGACTATCTTTGAACAACTTAAACTCTTCAAGATACATTTCTCGTGTACAATTGTCAGGGATAGACTCCTCTGGAATTGTAAATGATGCAGTAAATCCATACTTGTCATCTTGTACAATCTTGATTCCATCAACGAATTGTTGAGTTCTAGCAGGATTGTGTGAAATGTACTGTCCGGCATAAAAGCCGTACTCAAGAATGTCTTGAATGTACTTGATATACCGATTGTGATCTTCAAATTTTCCTTTCATAAATTCACGCAATGTTTGAGTCGACAAATATTCATTTCTGTCTTGAAGCATTTCATAAATTTCCCGAATGTCTGCACAACTGATCGTCTTATAAGCCTTTTCCACAATCAAATCGTGTGCAAGCTCATCAAGATGGTTGTCATTCATGGCTTCATAGGCCCTATCCTTGTGCCACCGAAACGTGATTTCAAAGGATAGAGCCATTTTATTGAAACGGACCAACTCGTCTACTTTTAAATCCATTTTTATTCACAGCAAACAATGGAACCCTGGTATCCGTATGTAATTGGGACAATTATCTTTTTATACATTCAATCATTCAATCGAATCGCAAAGATTCATTTGGACACAGATAGATCACTTGTGTGGAAAGATTTTTTCACAAAGGTAATCCCTTTAGGAGAATGGTAGATGTGGGAGTCGAACCCACCATAGAATTAACTAGACGATCTTAAGTCGCCCGCCTTAACCGCTCGGCCAATCTACCGGTATTAGTTAACAGTAGCTATGTAAATCATTAAAGGTTAAAGCGTTTCTTAAAGTCTGTTACAGAAGCTCGGAAGGACGGCTTGTTCCAAAGAACCCATTTGCTTAATGCACCAGGAGTATCGGGTTTATTCCAGTGTTCACCCATTCCAGAATGACGTTTTAAATAACGTTGCTTTCGCGTAGCGTCTTTGTGTTTGGTATAATCAGACATCCCGCGTGCTCCAAACGGAACTACTTTTGTGTGTCCATCTGCATACTCAAAAGTCGCGTCCCATTTCTTCTCTTTCTTATGAGAAGGCTTAATAGACTTAAGTTTTAAACGTCTTGTTTTCATCTTAGTTTCTATTAATGGAAGCGTGGTATAAAAAAGTGAGACTTCTAAAAGATGATAGTGAAACACCCTTTATAACTGAATCTCTTACTCATAAAATATTTTATGATTTGAAAAGATCGAAGATTCGTGAGAAGGGAAAGTTTAAGAATCGCATGGGTCCTGAATTTGAAAATTGGGTTGTAACGTTACAGGATCGATTTGCACCTGAATTGGTAAACGCAGTTATATCAGACGACGAATTTTGGGAAGCCACCCTTAAGTTAACGCTCGGTATTTGAAAATGGAACAATATAGAGACAATACATAGAGTATAAATAATGGGAGATACTATTATCGGCGTACAGTTCGGTATTGCGAACCCAGATGAAATCCTAAAAAGAAGCGTCGTGGAAGTAATTACTGACAAGACCTATCAAGGAAATCAGCCGGTCCCCGGAGGTGTCTTTGATGCTCGTTTTGGTGTAATTGAAAATGGCAAAACGTGCCCGACTTGTAAGCAAACGAATCTTCTTTGCCCGGGTCATTTTGGACACATCACCCTTGCGAGACCTGTATATCTCTACCAGTTTCTTGAATACATTCAAAAGATTCTTCAAATTGTATGCCTGAATTGCTCAAACCCCTATCTTCCGGAAGAAGAACTCGAGCGTCTCGAGAAACTCTTCAGCGGAATCGATCGATTTGATGCGGTTCGTGAGCGTACAAAGGATTACAAAACGAAAGATCTCAAAGAGTCATCTGCATGCCCTCACTGTGCATCTCCTGCAATCAAGAAGGTTGACCGTCAAGAGGCAACCGTAACTATCACACCGCTCGCTCTCGAAGCAAAGACGTATGATGATACTGCGGATCCTATTCCTCTGCAACCGGAAATGGTCCTTCGTTGCTTTCAGCGTATGACGGATCGCCACATTGAACTTATCGGATTCAACCCTAAATTCAGTCGTCCTGATTGGATGATTTGTACAGTTCTTGCAGTTCCTCCTCTCTCTGTTCGCCCTTCAGTTATGGAGGACAATCAGCGTATGGAAGATGACTTGACTCACAAGCTAATCGACATCGTTCGTGATAACCAAAGACTTCGTGATCGCATTGACAAGGGAGATTCCCGTGATATCATTGACAAGTACACTGGTCTTGTTCAGTTTCACGTGGCAACCTATGTGGATAACGATATCAAAGGACTTCCTCCTTCAGCTCAGCGTTCTGGGCGTCCACTCAAGACTCTCAAGTCTCGTTTGGGTGCAAAGACTGGGCGTGTTCGTGGAAATCTTATGGGTAAGCGTGTTGATTTCTCAGCACGCTCTGTTATCACACCGGATCCCAACATTGAACTTGATGAACTCGGTGTTCCTGAAGAAATTGCAAGCAATCTTACGTTTCCCGAAATTGTAACAGCATACAATCGCGATCGTCTTATGTCGTATGTCCGAAATGGTCCTGGAAAACATCCGGGTGCTAAGTCAGTGTATCTCAAAGATGATAAACGCACGCTAAGTCTCAAGTATGTAAATGTTGATCGCATCGATCTAAAAGAGGGAGATATTGTTCATCGTCATTTGATTGATGGAGATGTTGTTCTCTTCAATCGTCAGCCGTCACTTCACAAGGGTTCGATGGAATGCCACAGAGTCAAGGTTTTGCCTTACTCAACGTTCCGTCTTAACGTTTCAGCTACGAAACCCTACAACGCTGATTTTGACGGTGACGAAATGAACATGCACGTTCCCCAATCAATTACCGCAGCAACTGAAATTAAGTATCTTGCATCTGTGCTTCGCCAAATCATTTCACCCCGCAAGAATTCACCTATTATTGAAATCGTGCAAGATACGATGACTGGTGCATTCCTAATTTCAGATCCAAATGTAGTTGTACCGGAGCATATTGGAATGAATCTTCTGGTGAGAACCAAGAAGCCACTTGCGGCATTCAAGCGTCGCAACAAGGTGTTTACTGGTCCGGAACTCATCTCCAGTACATTCCCTCTTGTAAACCATGAAAGCAACATCAGTGTTAAAAATGGTCAACTCGTGAAAGGTCGTATGAACAAGGGAGCGTTCAGCTCTACTTCAAAGGGTATGATTCATATGATTTATAACGAGTTTGGCCCCGATCGCTGTGGCCAATTCATTAACGAAATTCAAAATGTTGTTACCAAATTCAATCTCTTTCAGGGATTTTCAGTAGGATCATCTGATCTACTTGCGGATTTGGAAACTCAGGCATTTATTCGTGAAACAATTGAGAAGGGAAAGAAGGAAGTTGCAGAGCTTCTCTCAAGCGTGCACGCTGGAACCTTCCTGAACAATTCAGGACGTCTAGATGGTGAGGAGCTTGAAAACAAGATCACAATTGCACTCAATCAAATTGTAAACACTGTTTCAACTCGTATCCTTGACAGCCTTCCTAAGAACAATCGAATTGTCCAAATGAATGGTGATGGAGGTTCTGGTGCAAAGGGTGATAAGCTTAACATTTCACAGATGATTGCCCTACTTGGTCAGCAAATGGTTGCTGGTAAGCGTGTCCAGTACACTCTGCAAGATCGTACGCTTCCTCACTTTGCTAAGTACGATCACGGTATTGAATCTCGCGGATTTGTTGAGAACAGTTTTATCCAGGGATTGAAACCTGCAGAGTTCTTCTTTCACGCCATGGGTGGACGTGAAGGCCTGATTGATACTGCAGTTAAAACATCCGATTCAGGATACATTCAGCGTAAACTTGTGAAGAACATGGAAGATTTGCACGTTGAATATGATGGTACTGTTCGCAATGTAAATGGAAGTATTATTCAATTCAATTATGGTGGAGATAACGTTGACAGCATTTATGTTGAACATCAACCTTGTGATTTGGCACTCATGAGTTTGGAGGATGTCTACAAGAATTATGCAGCATCTGCAGATATGTATGGTCCCGTTTGCTCAGAAAACGTAGGAGACAATCCTCCTGATATGCTGGATGAAATTCTCAACGATCGTCACATTCTCGTAAAAGACGTGTTTCGATATGTAAAGAATGATGTAGTTTATGCTCCCGTTCACCTACAACGCCTTGTTGAAAAATATCGTAATCCCTATGCAACAAAGACTGATTTGACTCCTCAGCATGTTGTGGATGAACTTACGAAGATGACTACTGAGCCTCTCTTTGCAACCAACAAGGTGTTTCACATTCTACTTCGTTACTATCTTGCCCCCAAGAAGTCAATCATTGATCTCAGACTTTCGAAAGAAATGTTCAATGAAGTTCTTCAAGAGATTCGTTTCAAGTACATCAAGTCACGAGTCCATCCGGGAGAAATGGTAGGAACACTTGCAGCACAATCCATTGGTGAGCCCACAACTCAGCTTACACTGAATACTTTCCACTCAGCCGGTACAACGAAGGCTAATGCAACTCAGGGAGTTCCTCGTATGGGTGAACTTCTATCCGCCACTCACAATCCCAAGAATCCTCTGAATTTCATTTATCTGAAGGAAAACATCGCAACATCCTATGATACTGCGATTCTTATGATGAAAGAAATCCAAAAGACAACTCTCCGTGATCTTACTAAGTCGGTTCGTATCTACTACGATCCGGATCCGCTGTCTTCCAATACAGCAGTTCAAGAAGATGCTGAAATTCTCAAATCATATGAGAAGTTCTCAGTTACAAACGGTCAGGCGTGTGCGTCTCCTTGGATTCTTCGACTTGAGCTGGACAACTTGAAAGTAGCAGCTCTCCCCAGCATGATTGATATGTCGATTATTGCAACCAAGATTCAGAACAACAAGGTCCTTCGCGCCTTTGAATGCATTCCCAGCGATATCAATACGAGAGACAAGCTAATTATGCGTGTAATCTTCAGCCCAGACGTTGCAAAGAACGCTCTATCTCTGCGATTCATTGAAGACAAGCTTCTGGATACAATTATTACAGGTGTTGATGGAATTGGGCGTGTATTCCCTACGGAGCTCAACAAGGAAGTGTTCTATGATGAGAAAGTAGGTGGGTATGTTCCTGTGAAGCAGCACATGCTTACAGTAGAAGGTACCAATTTGATGGACATTGCAATGAATCAGAACACAGACCCGTACAAGTCTTTCAGCAATGATATTCATGAAATTAATGAAATCTTTGGAATTGAAGCAGCTCGCATTTCGCTGTACGAAGAGTTCATGGAAGTCTTTACTCGTGAATTTGTGAATTATCACCACATGATTATGCTTATCGATTCAATGACTGCACCAGGATACATCCTTTCTGCAGATCGTGCTGGAGTGAACAAGAATGATGAAATGGGCGTTCTTGCAAAGTCTTCTTTCGAAGAAACTGCAAAGCACCTGTTCAACGCTGCAATTTCAGCAGAGTATGACAACATGAAAGGTGTATCTGCAAACATCATGTTTGGTCAGAAGCCTCCTTGTGGTACTGGGTTTGTAGACATCCTTGTTGATGAAACCAAGCTTCCTGAAGGAGCAGACGAAGAAGCATCGGTCTTTGATGCAGATCTTCAAGCTGCGAATTTGAGAGTTGAAGAAGGTGAGAAGGCAGAAGGGAATATCAAGATGGAAGAAATTGTGATGGATTGGTAAAAACGGATTTCAAACTTTAACAATAACTATTTTTTACCTAAAATGTCAGTAGTAGCACTCGAGTATCGCAAGACGAAGAGTGAGATGGACGATATCCTCCGCAATGTTGGAGACAGCGTTACTCCGGAAATTCTACTTATGCTCGACTTTGCATATCACAACACTGAGCCTACATATGAAGACGGACTTAGTTTTCTAGATCGTCTTCACGCAAAGCTGTCTATGTATCACGAAATTCAGTGGAATGTACAGCATCTAAAGGCTTGGGTTCGAAACTCGCAGAATCCTCAAGTAGCATTTGTGGACATTCTCAACGAACTTCTCACCGACAGTATGATTGCGTCGTATGGTGTTTAAATTTAGACATCAAAAACATATGATTTTTTACTTGTGCTTCAATCGGTTACCACTTGCACTTATTAGTTCTTCATCCGTTACATATCCAGTACGACCGTCTCGGATTGATTCATATGCTACTTGGAGACAAGAATCACATTTGGATTTGATAGGACGTTTAAAAATTTGTTCTAATTTTTCTTTGCAATAATCGTTGTATGTAGCATGTGTTGTGTTCAATCTCTTTTTTTCTTCGTCCCACCATTTTTCATATTTGGTTTTTTTAGGTGGACTTACTTTAGCTAATCCGGCTTTCAAGGATCCTTTTGGCATTGTTGTTTAACAATTTTAACGTTTAAACCCAGACTTCATTCTTAAACTAAAATGGACAGCATTGTTACTGCAGTTGTTGAAAAGTTCAAACAGCGTTCTGAATTTGGCCAACAGAAATATGGCACAAATTTAGATCGTACAGATCTTTCTTTTTTGGATTGGGTTCAGCACATGCAAGAAGAACTCATGGATGCTATTCTCTATCTTGAAAAGATAAAAAAGGTTTCAGATGAAAGTGCAAAACGCAAATGCACTGCATGTCATGAAACGGGAGTTGACATGTTTGATCCCGAGCAGGATTGTAGAATTTGTCATGGAAAGAAGTATGTTGATTAGCTGCTATAGGCAAGACCAGCCATGCCACTCATGATGCGGAGGATGTTGTAGTTCACTGCATACACACGGACATCATATGTCTTATCCTGGGACTCATCCATTACCACTGCACCGTTGATGTTCATCACAATTGTAGCCGTATCGATACGTGAAAAATTGCACGTGCCGCTAGGCTGGTGTTCTTCAGGACGGAGAGCAAAGGAGTACATGTAGAGACCTTGCTGGATAAAGGGATCGTTGTAATAACCCGCTGAGCCACCGGTGTGGTGCTGATATACCTGTACTTTACGGAAATAATCGCCATAACGACGATCCATGCGATCTTGGCCATTGATTTGGAGCCACTGTTCATAAACAGCTTCTACCTGATTTCCATCTTTATCAAACCCACCATATGTGAAAGGTTGGAGACGAGTTTGTCCAAACTTTCTAGAAATAGAGCAGTTTGTGTGTGAGTTGGGCTGCACAACCCAAACGAGTTCCTTCACAGGGTGGTTGAACGTAAGATCGATACGATTGTTGTAAGACGTGATACCCTTATCTTCATTGTACTGAGTTTGTTCGATCAGATACTCGTGAGACTGCTGGGCCATACGACGACGCTCTTCAACATCAAGATAGATGTAATCAATGTAGACAGACGCCTGTACAGGATCGTCAGGTAGAGTACTGGTGAAATTTCCCGCAATAGTCTTTACGTCGTTCCACTGGATATTGATCTTTACTTCGTGATACTGGAGAGCAATGAGAGGTAGTGCGGCACCAGGGTTCTTCGTGTAGAAGAAATAGAGAGGGATATAAAGAACAGTAGGGTTAGAAGGCTTTCCACTTCCAACATTGCACTGTGTTTGCGTCGGAACTGTTTGGCTTCCAGCTCCACCAATTCCACCATTCACCATTTGCCATGTCTTTATCGATCCTGCATAATCGTTTATTAAAGAATCCCAGAGGAAGAGCCACTCGCCATAAAGGCGATCAATCACCTGGCCACCAATGTCAAGTTCAACGTACTTGATAAGATTGTACCCAAGACGACCCTTTTCACAATTGACCCCCGCACCGGGAGGCATTATAACTTCAAGATAAGTCGAATAGAGAAGATCGGCGTGACGGCCAATGATCGCAGAATGCTTTACACCCCAGCCAGCCTGACCAGTTGTATTAATACGAAACGATTCCATCGCAAAGTTTGTGTGGCGCTTGTACAAGCCTTTCCAAAACGTGATTTGGGGGTTGCCACAGATGTATGCGTCCTGAGCACCATAAGCTACGAGTTGTAATAAACCACCTCCCATTTGTCTTTATATGTTAGTAATACTCAATTTTTTAACGGCGTCCGTGGCGACGAACTTTCTTCGTCTTCGACCCGCTCCACGACTTCTTCGCTTCCATGATCACTTTCTTCAGCCCATCCCCCTTCTTGTAGGTCCCCTTCGACTTCATGTGCTTCATCGTCTTCTTCACGTGTGTCAGCCAAGCATTCGCCATTTTTATGTTCTATAGGTGAGATTTTATCATCAATCACAGGTAAGTCCACACTTTGAACGACATCTTCTACCGCAGGAGGAATCGAAATAGTTAAAACAGGCTCGGGTTCTTGAACAGGAACAGCTACGGGTACTACAACCTGTTGAACGGGAATATGAGCAACCTTTTTCGACCACGGGAACGGCATTTATATAGTAACGTCATAAATTGGTGTTGATTTTCTCATAGGTTGAAAGGATACATTTGGATCCGGAAGTGTCGGTTGTTTATACTTCTTAGGCTTGAGTGGACGCAGAGGTGCCGGTTTCAGGACTAAACTATTTTCTTGAAATTCTCCAATGTACAATTCCATCATGCTATCAAGAGACCCATAATTCATCATAACCCATTGACAACCATACGACAATACAATTTGAGGATTAAAATTTGTAAGATCATCTCCAATATCGGGGACAACCATTGTGATGTGTGAGCGATTGAAATTAATCAGCTCATCAGGATCGTGAGGTTGAGATGCCTGTGTATACGTCATACGACGCAGATTAGAAGTTGACCACGATAGATTAATGAGTTCTTCCATATGAGTTCCTTTTACTTGACCACCTCCTGAAACAATGATGATCTTGCGCTGAAGATTGCAGACAGGTTCTATGGCTAAGTTCTTACGCTGATACCCATACGATTCATCCAACAAATGAGCTCTACAAGTTGTTTTTATGATTTCAGAAGCAGCGTTCAATACATTTGCATTGTCTGTATGAAACACCAAACTGAGAACAAATGGATCACTTGAAACTGGAGATGAAACACTGTTAAATGCAGTATTTGCAATGCTGACACAACATGCTTCCAGAGGAACTGTATTGTAAGCATAATCAGTTCCCAATTTTTGATTCTTTAATCCTACAACTGGCTTCTCCTTTTCATCTGCATACACATCTAATTCTACAAGTCGAGCACCTGCCTTAATTAACATCGGAAGAATCTGATCAGATATGTAGTCGTAAATGTCAACACCTGGAAACAATGAATAAGATGAAGAAGCCATATAATAGTCACACAACTTGAAATCTCCAGTTGTAGGACAACCTAAAGGTGCTAATTTGGTAACTTGTTCATACGCTTGAAATTTAGGCTTTGCTTTTAAAACAGCCTGTGTACTTGAAGGAGTCAAAGACCAAAATAGGAGGTATCCAATTGCTACAACGAGTAGTGCTAAACCACCATATTGAGCCCAAGGAGGAATACTTGTTGTATCCATTATTTCTTACCAACACGAAATAACATACCGCGTAACCCTCTTACAACGGCATCAGGAATGCGTTCTTCCATTGGAATTCCCAGCAGGCAGCAAAGGTGAAAGTACAAGCAATACATTCCACATTCAGAAAATTCATACTGATGGCGAGTTTTGTTGTAGGTAAGTTTCATAGGCTGTGAATGAACACCTGCTTCCATCCACTGATCTCTCCATCGTCTCATTAAGACTTGAATCTCCTTTTCAGGTTTATGAGAATAGGAATCAAAGTATGTGATTCGGGGGTACTCAAATTCAGGACCAATATCGCAAAAGACTCCAACCCAATGTTTGCCAGGACCAGTGCTTACATCTGTATTAAAAATTATACCAATTTGAGTAAAGCCATTCTTATAAAGACGTTTTAAATCGAGAGAGCAAAGTGAGCTAACTAAGCATTTGCCTGTTTCACTTTTTTTATCAAAATCAATCGGGAATGTACCCAAATAGTAGTATTTTGAAAACAGTTTTGTGAATTGACCTTCAACGTTTTCAATATCATCACTTGATAACCATTCTTCGGGATTTACAACCCACGAAGAAGGAGCTTTGGGTTTGGATAACATAGATGTAAGAATACATTCTGCTGATCCACTTTTGCAATGCGAATGAAATCGACGCTTCAATTCATTCCATACAACACTCATCTCTCCTTGCGGAATAGGTGTTTCCGTTGAATACTCTTTGTTATACACTTGTCGCAAATGTTCTACTTCGTCTTTGTCGAAGTACATCTCTTATTAGAAAAACGGATTATGTTTGAAGATTGTTACTTCTTGGAAAAACATGGACTCTCTTAAGAATGAACTCAAAGAATGTCTCAAGCGCTATCGTGATCTAGATGATCAGGTTCGTGGAGTAAATAAAGTAGTCTACGATCTTCGTGAAAAGCGAAAGACAGTAGAATTTGAGATGGCAGACATTCTTAAAAATCCTGCAATGACACAGGTTGGAGTTCTTCGACTTGAAAATGATAATTCATACATTCGAGTTCAACGACCGGGTAGTTATGCAAAGTCGTGGTCTCTTTCAAAGCGAGACCTTCAAAATTATCTAGATCACTATTTTGAAAATGCGCGTCAAGCGGCAAATTCAAAGGATTGTTTCGATTTCATTGTACAGCAGCAGAAAGCAAATGCTGTTGAAACTGATTTCAAGTTTACTCGAACGCTTCCAAACGAAAATCTGGAGAATGAATAATGGCATCTCTGCTCAGTGGATTGAAGACACAGGCTATGGCTATGTTGCCTCAGCTTGTACAAACGGCTGAACCTCAAATTGAATCACAATTACGCCAGACTCTGCGTACGATTAAAACAACGAAGCCCAAAGAGTCTCAACTTTTTTTAACGAATTGGAAGAAACTTGATAAGGCGGTTCAAGAGGAGTTGGCAGTTGTACCTGCAGAACCAGTTGCTCCTGCTGTTGGAGGTAAGAGACGTAAGCGTGGGGGAAAGACTCAGCGTGTAAAGAAACATAAAAAACGGACATAAGTTTTACACAGAATTTTGAGTTTACAAAGTATGGAACAACAGGTATACAATCCGTATAATCCAAGAAATCGCTTGTTTACCAAATCGGATATCCAAGCGATTTTGAACAATACAAAGCATGCTATAAATCATGTAGATCTCTTCCAAACAGCAATGGTACATTCGTCATATGTAAAAAGATCAGAGTACACATCGCCAGCAGGAGAAGAAGTACAATTAGCAGATCGCCCGACGAATTGCCTTGAGCTCTTTGATCAATCGTACGAGAGGCTAGAGCATTTAGGTGATTCGGTATTGGGTGTCGTCGTTTCATCTTACTTAGAAAAACGTTTCCCTGGTGAAAATGAGGGATTCCTTACAAATTTGAAGAAAGAACTGGTGTGCAATGAAACACTGGGGCTGCTTTCACAAAAAATCGGGATTGATAAATTTTACATCATTTCAAAACACAATGAAGATGCTTGCAACGGAAGAACAAACCTAAAGAAACTAGGTGATATTTTGGAAGCATTTATTGGTGCGCTTTGGCTAGATAGTGATTACAATTTTCAAGTTGTTTACAAGTTCATTATTGGATTGGTTGAAAAGTATATCAACATTCCAAAAATTTTAATGAACAATCGAAATTATAAAGAACAACTTCAAAAAGTGTATCAGTCAAAGTTCCACATTACTCCTACCTACAAGATATTGGCATCGTCCCCGAATTCGTATACGATGGCAGCTGTAGATAAAAATGGAGTTCATTTGGGTGTAGGCAGTGCGCCTACCAAGAAACAAGCTGAGCAACTGGCAGCCAAAGAAGCTTTACGCCAATTTACTGTATAGATGCTCTACAAGCTTATCAATGTTATACCCATTTTTTGACGAAATGTCAAAATAGGCCATTTTGTGAGTTCTGTGATATCGAGTATTTCCGTAATTCATTTTTCTGTCATCAATATCACACTTGTTTCCAACTACGATGATTGGATTGCTGGGATCAAGCACTTTGCCGCACCAGAATCCCAAATTTTCATAACTCCTCTTGTTTGTTACGTCGAACATCAAAATCGTTGCATCGGCAGGCAGAACAAATGCGTTATGGCTTTGTCCAGCTGTATCACGCAGAATAAATGTTTCATCAAATGAAGAAGTTACCATACACTCGTTTGGTTCGTATTTCGGATTAAAATCAATGCCTCGCAAGTAATTTGTGAGCGCTGTCTTTCCGACACCACCATCACCGAGGATATTGATCGTCTTCATTTTATTGCTTTAAATATTCGTAGTTGTATGCAACTCCGTTTTTTACAAATCGATCGTCGTGAATCGGAATGCTGTGTTCTCTTCTCAATGCATCATTTTTAAATATTTTGCATACGTTCATCTTGATAAGGAATGCCGAATTCTTTACGATATTCATTTCCAGTGACAAAATAACCACTGTTGAGTGAAACATCATATACTACAAACTTATCAAGAAATTCTATGTAATATACATCATAGTTAATTATCTCTGAGTTATTGCTTAGCAAAAATCTCCCATGAGTCTTAATAGATTCGATATCATTCAAATTGAGATCTGATTGAAATCCAGTATACTCTGCATCGTCATTTACTGCAAATGCATCATTGATCGGCTTGAACTCTTCTTTGAAGTACTTATGACGCAAGTTTTCAACCGTATACTGACTCGAAACTACA